TGTTGCTTGTTTGGGAGATGCAGATGTTCCTATGGAGTGGGGCGTAATGCTCACAGCAGCCAAAGAAACATTCTCATCAGCAGGTAGTAAATCAAGCTATGACCAAGGAGCAGCAACCTCAAATGGTGCTGCTGCGATCCTGCAAGTATTTGATATTAGTTCTGGTGCTCCAACAATAAAGATTGAGGATAGTGCAAATAATAGTGATTGGGCTGATCTGGTTTCGTTCTCTGCCGTATCGGATGGATCAGAACCGACAACGGAACGAGTAACAGTAGCAGGTGCAGTTCGCAGATATCTTAGAGTAACGGCAACAGGCACATTATCAAATGCAGTCGTTGCAGTAGCAATTAGAATAGGAACGGCAAATGATTCAGTCGCATATGCGTAGTACACAAAACCGATATAGAGCAAAACGATTAGCCGATCATTTTCGGAAGTCGAATTGTATAGATGCAGATTGCCCTCAATACTTTAACGGATGGGATGTGTTGTTATCTCCTACGCAAGTTGAACCAACTACTGGTGAATTATATGTGAATATTCTGCGTACTGAATGTAAGAAAACAAAACGATATTTTACCGAAAAACAATTGGATGAGAATCTAATTAAGTTTCATTTTGAAGCAGGTCAACCTTGCTTCAAATCGGGAACTCATGTTATCGCTACCGATAAAGTGCCTGTGTTATATAAAAATGGACAAGGCATAGCAGAACCCGAAAGATGGACAGATAATTTTAACGAGGATATGTATCAATTTAAACGTCAAAACAAGTAAACCAAAAGGAGGGTTACTATGGCAAAAGAATCAGGAATGGGAATGGCTCTAGCTGTTGATGATCATGGTGGATCAGCAAGAACTATTTCCAATGATGTTACCTCACTCGATTTCGGTATTCCACGAGGAGTACAGGATGTTACAGGAATAAATAGTAGTGCAGTTGAAAGACTCTTATTGCTTGCCGATTTTACTATCACTGTGAACGGAGTATTTAATGATGCGAGTAACCTATCTCATGCAGTCTTCAGCACAGTCTCATCTACTTCAGTAACTCGCACAGTAACTATAACAATCTCAGGACAATCGCTACCGAATGAAACAATCTTTACTGATTATGCACTTAGTAGAAGTGCAACAGGTGAAGCGAATTACACAGCATCAGGCAGTTTAAACAGCACAACAGTTCCGACATGGGCATAGTTTGGAGGGGAAAATGAGCAGTAACGGAAAGTTTCAATTACAAAGAAGAACAGCCTTATTGGTATTTGAAGGCGATTATGAAGGCTTGGAAATACGCACTCGCCTTGATGTTCCTCTGGGGCTGTTCCTCGAAATACAGACAATGGTGGAAGCAAACCAGTCAAAAGATATATTGGAAAAATTCGGAAATGAAATTTTATTAAATTGGAATCTTCAGGAAGACGGCAATGATATTCCTGCTGATGCTGAAGGTGTTTTGCAGTTGCCGTTGGAATTATCAACTCTTTTGATTGAGAAATGGACGGAGGTTGTGGCAAAGCCTGACGACCCTTTATCCGAGCAGTCCAACAGTTCAGACATACTGGTGGACATACCAATGAATTAGGAGATATTGAAGGGATGCCGAAGGTGTTAATCATCTATAGGTTAATTGATAATTTATGTCAGAAATACGGAGTTGTTCCGAGTCAGTTAATGAATGAGGATGCTTCTTTACTTCTACACATGAACCGAATACTTATTGAAGCACAGCCAGACGAGGAGAAATATGGCTAATGAAGTCGTAGTAAATATTAAAGCTGATGCGACAAAAGCAAAAGCTGCTATTGGTTCGTTTCAGGATCGGGTGAAAAAAGCAGCAGATTCAGTCCGTAGAATGGGCTTTGCAATTGGTGCTGTGGGAACTGCTGTAACATTTGGATTCTTAAAAGCTGCAAATACAACATCAATATTCCAAGATCGTATCGGCAAATTAAATAAAGCAACTGGAATGAGTACAGACGTGCTTCAAGGACTTGCTCATGCTGCTGAATTAGGTGGCGTAAATCTTGCTGCTGTCGAAACATCAACACGAAAGATGGCTGTGGCTATTAGTGAAGCTAAAGGCGGAACAGCTACCTATAAAGATTTGTTCGATCAATTGGGCGTTAGTATGGCTGATTTGGAAGGCTTATCAATGGATAAAGCATTTGCCAAATTGGGAGATGCTATTGCAAAACTTCCAGAGGATATGGATAAAAGTTCTGTTGCAACACAACTATTCGGCAAATCGGGTCAGGCATTAATTCCACTATTTGAAGAAGGCGTATCGGGTGCTGTTGCTGATTCCATAGAAATGCTAAAAAGATTTGGTTCTTTTACAGAACAAGAAGGCATCCGTGCATCTGAAGAATATCGTGATGCGTTAGCAAATCTTGCTAAAGTTCAAACTGGATTAACGACAACAATTGGAAATGTATTAATCCCAGAGTTGACACGATTAGCAGATTCATTTCGGGAAGCAACTGAACCTCTATTTGTTTGGATAAAAGCAAATCCTGATTTGACACGAGGTATTCTTAAACTCACAGCAATAATAGCTGCTGTAATGATTCCAATCGGTGCATTAATGGTTGGTCTGCCTCTGCTTATTTTACTGATAAAAGGGTTAGTTGTTGTTGTAGCAGGTGTAGGGTTGCCATTTCTTGCTGTTGCAGGAGCAGTTGCTCTAGCTGTTGTAGCTTTCAGACGATTTGAAATAGTAAGAGATATTGTCTCGTTTGTATTTAATGAAATTATTGGATTTATAGAAGCAGGCGTAAATTCATTTGTAACACTGGTTAATGCAATCAGTAGTGGCGTTAATTGGCTTGTTGGAAAAATTCCAAAATTAGGTGAAGTATTAGGTGTTGATTTTATAGAGCCGATGGAAAAAGTAGAGTTTACTGCTGATGGTATGGTTACTGCTGTAAAAGATAAATTTTCAGACCTTGGTAATGCTTTTAAAAATTTTGGAAGTGTATCCAAAGAACATTTTGAGGGCGTAGCAATGTCATTTGAAGAAATGGCTGATGTGCTGCAAGGTGAAGCTTTAGAAGTGGAAAAATCTATTAATAACGTTGCAGGGGCATTTGAAGAAATGCTTGATGTACTTGGTGGTGAAGCCCATCATAAAGGGCAAGGCGTAAAAGGTATTCCTCTTTCAAGAGAAGCAAAAGCTGCTATGTTAGAGGAATCAGGTTTGGGAATAGTTATGAAAGACATGGAGCGAGCATTAGGGATTTCAAAAAGAAGAATTGGTAGTGCTTCATCTACAGGTGATGCTGATTTTAGCAGTGGTACTGCAACTATGGAGTGGTTGGCTAGAAATAACGTAACGCTAATTAACTATGGAACAGTGCAGCAAGTAGTAAAACAAGAAGATTTAGATGGAGCAGTTGATAAAAAAATGAGTGAGGGAATAAATGGCTAATGAATTTCAGCATAAAACAGTAGGAACTTCAATGACTCAAGCCGAGTTTGAAGCAACGGACGGAACAGGGCATATATTCGCCAGTCAGGCAGCAGGGGATATAGCATATGCAACAAGCACTACAGTTCTTTCACGATTAGGAATCGGTGCTGCAAATACTATTCTTACCAGTTCAGGAACTGCTCCTGTTTGGAGTACTGCCCCAATAATCGTTGATGATGCATTGCTGAAGATTGGAACTGATGGTGATTCGGTTATTCTTAACCGATCAACATCATTAAGTGCAGATGCAGAATTATCCAATGTGATTGAAGGAACATCTGATCATCTTGGGGTAGCAGCTAATTCGCTTATCATTAGCAATATAACCAATGACGGAGATATACTATTTGCCGTTTCTGATGGTGGCAATTCAAAAGGATTATTAAAGCTTGATGGAGCAAATGGCAGAGTCGTTATTCATGGGGGAGACGTTCTCGTATCAGGTAGCCAAAAGATTTATTTCAATGATGTAGGTGGTGAATACATCTATGGAAATGGATCAACTCTTGTAGTAGCAGGTGGTAGCGAAATTGATATAACTGCAACGCTCATGGACATAAACGGCATTGTCCAAATATCAGGCACAACCTATATCAACGATACGGCAAATGGTGATGTTACAACTGGATTAACGATTAACCAAGGTGCTGCTGACGATACGATATTTGCATTAAAGAGTTCGGATATCAATCATCCGTTTACTGGTGTTCAGGAAGCAGATACTTATTTCGCTATTAAAAAAGAGCATGACGCATATGGTGGACCTAATTTACTTTTCTTCAGCGATAATGATAGAAACGCTGCCGACTTTGAATTTCGTCTTGGTGATGCAACACCAACACAGCCAGTTGTGAAGTTTGATATGAGAAAAACAGACGGATCAACGGCTGACAGCCCTTTAACCCCGAATGAAGGAGCATTAAAAACACCAGTCGACAGTACATCTCTTGCTGATGATTCATCCGAAATGCTGTTGATTGAATCAGATGGCTATCAAATGATTCACCTATTTCGTGGAGGTGGTTCGTCTGGATGGAGTGCAGCAGCAGGATATGAAGCAATAATTAAAGCAGGATATCGGGCATCACATGGTGAAGCAGCAAATGTTCTTGTTCTAAGTGGTGGACAGGCTACTCCAACAACCACAAATAATATCGCAGGGGGAAATATCGTTCTGCGTGGAGGGCAAGGCAAGGGTTCTGCTACAAGTGGTGATTTTCTTGTTCAGGGTATTGCAGCAGGATCATCTGGTTCTGATTTAAATGCTACTTATGTAACACGTCTTACAGTTGATGGTGGTACAGGTGATGTTACAGGCACACATGGAACATATCACGAATCCTCAGATCAACGTGTTAAAGAAAACATTATTGATTCAGCGTATGGATTAGCCGATCTTCTACAAATGCGACCAGTGAAATTTAATTTTGTTGACGGCTACGGAACTGATAGTGAAACACGAGTCGGATTTCTGGCACAGGATATACAGGCAATTATTCCAGAAGCAGTCCATGAAGGTGATGGAAGCTTTGGTGATATACAAAATATTCTTGCAATTCAGGAACGGCAATTAATACCTGTAATTGTAAAGGCAATACAAGAACTCAATCAGAAGCTTGATGCGAAAGAATAGGATTAATAGTAAACTATATAAAAAACTTTTAACCCCTCGTAAACGGCTAATTAGAAGGCGTAAGGAGCGAATATGGCAACTGGAGATGTAACAATCAGCATAGCAGTAGTAGGTGGAGTAACAAAAACAATTACAATCCCAACAGCGACAAGAGTTTTGAATCGTGCAAGATATCCAGAATATGGAGATGATGCAGCGTGGCAGGTGGCAATGGTTAACAAGTTTGGTGATTTAATCAATACGTCAGCAAGTAAGCAGCAACAATCAGCAGCCGTTGGTGGATTAACAGCACCAACATTTACGGCTGCTTCATAAGGGGAATTATGGATAACGTGGAAATAACATCTGAAGATTTAAACGAATTACGGCAGATTAATCCTTTGGCAGTAGCACAGCTTCATAATATCGCATTAGCAAGGATGCTAGCAGCAAAGGATCAGCAAATAGAATCACTTGCAAAGAATGTTACAAAGCAGATGCCTTTACAGGAAACGGAAGTAGTTTCTGCCACATCTGCTTCTAAAGATAAATGGTGGTTGGCAGATAAAAAATTACTTCAAGATAACCGATCTAAGATTGAAGGATTTGATACATAATGGCACTTGCAACATATAAAGTATTAGTTGACTGGAATAATGATGGGGATTTTTCAGACTCTAATGAAGATGTAAGCGACAATGTTTTTTCTGTCAGACTTTTTCGTGGTGCAAACTTTGCTTCACAGTTAACAGGAAAAGCAGTAGCAGGAACATTGCAAATTTCCCTTAATAACAGCACTGGTATTTACAACAGCTTTTTATCTACTGGAGCATTATATGGCAATCTTTTGCCGTCAAGAAAAATACAAGTACAGGCAGGCAATACAGGATTTGCATATACGTTTCCTTTTTCATTTCTTGATACTCCAATCTGGACTGGATACATAACTAAGATTCTTCCTATGGTGCAATCAGGTCAGGCACGAACAGCAGTTATTGAAGCCAAAGGTCCTTTGGGAAGGCTACAGCAGGCAAAGGTTGATGTAGCACAGGCAACAAGCCAAAGAACCGATCAATTAGTTGACGATATATTAGATGCTGCAGGATGGGCTGCTGATGATCGTGATCTTGACGAAGGAAAGACAACTGTTACTCGTTATTGGACAACACGACAGCCTGCACCATTTGCATTGGATGAACTTGCAGAAACAGAAGCAGGTTGGATAAAAGAAACAGCAGACGGAAAGATTGCTTTTGAGAATCGGCATCATAGATATACTGAAACACATGCTTCAACAAGTCAGGCAACGTTCAGTGATGCAGGAGGGTCTACGTTAAACTATGTTCAGATTGTGCAGAATGATCCATTACCACAAATTTTCAATGAATTCCGTGCAGGTACTCGCATATATACTGTTGGTTCGCTTGCTGCATTATGGACTCATCCAGAAACAGGATCAGCAAGTCCAACAATTGATATAGGACTTGTAAAAACATTTGAAGCACGATTCCCAAATTCAAATAGCGATACAAACGCAGTAGGAGTTAACGCTTGGACAACGACTGCAGCCACAACCGATATGCTAGCGAATAGTGCATCAGATGGATCAGGGGATAATTTAACATCAAGTATCGGTATATCAGTAACAAAAACTGGTGAACGTATGCTTATTCAATTAACAAATAACTCAACAAGTTTAGCGTATATAACGAAACTCCAAGCACGAGGAACACCGATAACGGAATCGAATATAGGAAATATTGTGCAGACGGATGCAACATCTATTACAACATATGGAGAACGAACATATCCAGTTCCTGCAAAATGGCTTCCATCTACAGATGAAGCCAGTGATTACTGTGCGTATAATCTGCAAGTCTATAAAAATGCTTTACCTCGTTTATCAATGACTGTTATAGCAAAAGATGGTGTTCACATGAATGAAATTATCACAAGGGATTTACACGATCGAATAACAGTAACAGCAAATAGTTCAACAGGTGCAAATTTAGGAATTAATAATGAGTTTCAAATAGATAGTATTCAGCATACTATTGCACCAATGACTCATGTCGTCCAATGGGAATTATCACCTATAGATGGTGGCTTTGGATCATACTGGGTTGTGGGTACTGGTGTATTAGATTCATCAACAAGGTTGGCGTATTAATGATAGTACGAGCGAAATTAAACTGGGGCAGATGGATTTGCGATTGCCCTACAGACAATTGCAATAACGCTGAATACGCAATCTGGAATGAGGTTAAGCGTAAGGAAATGATTTGTGCTGTTTGTGGTCAAGGACCTTGGTCTATTGTGCTTCCAAAAAACAAAGATCGCATAGAAGAAATTGTTTCCAGTAGACCAATTGAAAATCAGAACTGGAATCGTGGCGAATCCGTCAGATATTTATTACAGGAAAATAAGAAACACGAGGTGAGTTAAAATGGCGTGGACTGCACCGAAAACTTGGGCAACAGGTGATCTAGTTACTGCTGCCTTATTGAATACGCATTTAAAAGATAACCTGTTGGCTTTATCTACGCATACACATTCTGGAGCAGCAGGTGATGGCAATGATGAATTATCTGGTGTTGATTCTGTAGTCATGGATTCGATCTCTACTCCATCAGCACCAAGTTCAAGTAACCAAATTACGTTATACGATAAAACAGGCAGACCTTATTACCGACCAAATGGAGGAGCAGAAACACTACTTCTTAATTCTCATGGTGACTCTGGCGATACTGTAGGAACTCGTGGTGATGTAGCGTTTCGTGGATCATCAAACTGGCAACGATTAGGAGCAGGCTCATCTGGAGCATATCTTCAAACACGAGGTACTGGTGCTGATCCGATTTGGGTTGCTGTTAGTGGATCGGTTGTTAGGAAAACGTCTAATGAATCGGTAACATCAAGCACCACATTACAGGATGATGATGCCTTAGTGTTTGCAATCGGAGCAAGTGAAAACTGGGCGATTACGTTTCATGTGTTTTTCCGATCATCTACAGGTGGCGATATTAAATTTGGTGTTACTGTGCCGTCAGGTGCAGCAGGATCGTTATCTGGTGTAGGACCTGCAGTTGGAATGACTGATGTTGATGATACAAATGTTCATATAGGAACTCTTACTGAAACAGACTTTTCAAACACGATGTCATTTGGTGGAGAGGAAGCAGGAAAATACTGTTATGTTCAACTAAATATACTTGTTATTAATTCAACAAACAGTGGCAACGTTCAGCTTCAATGGGCTCAAAATGGAAGTGATGGAACAGCCACAACAGTCTATGCTAATTCGTATGGAGTAGCACAGAAGCAAGCGTAAAGGAGTAAATTATGTTGGGAAAACTACGACCACAAATAGCCTTGTCGATTTTATGTGGTACATTATTCGGAATGTTTGGAATGTATATCGGATGGAAAATGGGAGCAACAG